GCAAACGTAGGAGCTTTCTTTACAACCGGTGCAAACACTACTGGTTCGTATACATCACCTGCTAACGGCGCAATTAAATGTTGTGTATCTGGCGTAACTAAATATATTCTATTGTGGGATAATATTGGTTAATAAAAACTAATTAATGGTATATTATGATTGAACAAAGTGAAGTACAAAAACAATTGGACTTCCTGACAAAAGACAGGGAACAAGTTCAAAAAAGATTAGATCAAGCGTCCGAGGAGATCCAAAATTTGGAGCGGACGCTTAATCATCTTGATGGCGCGATTCAAGTTTCTAATCATTATTTAAGTATGATTAATAATAAAGAAACTGATAACAAAGATAATGGGGAGAAAACCAAAACTCCCAAAAGTGAGAAAAAAGATAAAAAGTGAATTTTGATGATATAAGTGAAAATAATATAGAATTATATTGCATGAAATATTATGATAATCCACAGTGTATCGGTACAGAGGATTATAGAGATGATATGAAAAGGTTTAAATATCTAAAAAGACTTTTAAATCATTATCTAACAACTCATGAGTTAAAACAAAGGTTAATTCTTAACCATTTGATTATGATATATAATTTATTCGATAATGAAGCTGCTACTCGAATATTATTTTACAAAATTGACGAAAACAGTTGGCAAGTATTAAAGCCTTTTTTAATTTATTTAAAGAGGATGCCGAAAATCGTTCGCAGTATAAGAAGTAAAGATATTCGCGAAACCGATATAATACTTGACCAGAACGTAGTAAAGCAATTAAGGTCTCTATAGGATTTTCATGGGTTTAAGTTTTAAATCAGCCGTTATACAAGGCTCAGAATTATATTTTTTATTTTCCTTCCTAAAGCGATTAGTCACCAAATTCGAAAAAACAGACGCATATAAATTAGGCATCATCGATAAGAATGGTAAAGTTCTTATTAAGAAAAAAGACTTTACCACTATAGAACAAAAAAATGCCTATACTATGATGGATACACTTATCTTCAATTTGAAAAAATTGTTAGGTAAGATACCTTTTGGTAAAACAACTATTGCTTCTTATGCAGCAGCTTTGTTACTTCTTCGCGAAGAAAAGAATCTGAAAATGTTAACAGATGAAAATTTACTAGAAGAAAATTTTAATGCATTATATGAAGATTTGTTAAAAGATTGGGGAGAAGCTGGTTTATTGACAGAAGGTGATATAGAGGCTGATAAAAAAGCCGGCATTAAATGGGCCGAAGATCATGATTGGAAATTACTGCATGATATGGATCTCCAGATGATTAAGGATTTTATTAAACATAAAGAAGATGTTAAAGAAGATGCACCTGCAATGTCTATGAGTGCAGGGGGAATTGCTGGTAGTGCTGAAGCCGGCGATGATCCACCAGTAAGAAAAAAGAAAAAGAAGGGTGATGTTATGAGGAGAATAGAGCCAATGGGAATTGGCGAACAAAGACGTATATTTCCTTCACATCCTAATCACAAAAACATATAGAAAGGTAATTATGGCAGGAATAAAGGAAACGAAAGAAGTGCTATCTTTTGTTTTTTCATTAGGTAAAGCAACTGCTTCCGCGGTGGAAGATGGTGATATTGGATGGTCTGATGCAATGAAATTCATTGATCCTTTAAAAAGATTAGGACCAGCTATAGAGAATATTGAAGATGTTTTAGTAGAATTACAGGATTTAGATGATGAAGAGTTTGCGGAATTAGTTCAGTTTGCCAAAGATGAATTTGACCTGGGTAATCTTACTGATGACATCGAAGTTCAAGTTGAAGAAGCACTTAACGCAGGTGTGGAAATTATGAAAATTATAAGAATGTTTTCGTAATTAATATCCTCGGTGGATAAAGAAGGGACTTAGCGGTCCCTTTTTTTTTCTTTATTTTCTTGACATTATCATTGAAATACATTATAATACTATATTATTAATTAAACCAATCCCCTAGTTATAGAGTAAGATGAGCTTATACATTGACCACAAATATACCAATTTACTTTCCTCCCGCTTATCCCGCTTCGCCAGAAAATCAAGAGACTTATATAACTTCAGATGCCCATTATGTGGTGATTCTCAAAAGAACTTATATAAAGCAAGAGGTTATCTCTTCAATAAGAAAAATCATTTAATTTTTAAATGTCATAATTGTAGTGCTGGCGGACCATTAAAATGGTTACTAGACAAAATAGATCCTACATTATCAAAACAGTATTCATTTGAAAATTATAAAGAAGAAAATGGTGAGCCGATAACAGAAGAGAAGGTTCCTATTTTTAGAAAACCCAAATTTACAAAAATAGAAGCCCCTAAGATAAGTGATCTCGATTCAGAACATCCCGCCGTAAAATTTTGTGATGTAAGAAAGTTGCCTAAAACTCGATATCATGATATGTATTTTGCAGATTGTTTTAAGACTTGGGTGAGTAAATATGATACAGAATTAGCATCGCGATTAAAAGAAAAAGACCCTAGAATAATAATTCCATTTTTTGATAAAGATAGAAATTTAATCGCGGCGCAGGGAAGAAGTTTAGAAAATAATACACTAAGATATTTTACTATTAAAATAGATAAGAATGCTCCTAAAATATTCGGATTAGATAGAAATGATCCGAAGCAATTAACATATATTGTTGAGGGACCATTTGATAGCATGTTTCTTCCGAATGCCTTAGCTATGGCAGGAAGTGACTTAGATGATGCCAGTATGTTCTATGCAAAAGAGGTTACTTTTGTCTATGATAATGAGCCAAGAAATCAGGAAATTGTACATAAAGTTGAGAATACTATTAAAAAAGGTTTCGCAATTTGCATCTGGCCTGACACTGTTAAATTTAAAGATATCAATGATATGGTTTTAGGTGATATGGATATTTTGGAAATTATCGATATAATAAATACCAATACTTATCGCGGTCTTCCCGCAAGATTAAAATTTAACCAGTGGAAAAGAACATGAATGAGGAAGTGAAGGTTCATGAAGATGGACTCGTTAGATTATTAGATATAATGGGAAGTGACGATGATGTAGTCGATGCTGCTAGGATAAGTTACGGCAAAGGCACTAAAAAAAATAGTGAAACTCGTAACTTAATTCGATATTTAATGAGACATAAACACACATCACCTTTTGAGATGTGTGAAGTAAAGTTTTATTTGAAATTACCTATTTTCGTTATGAGGCAAATAGTTCGACATCGGACGGCGAATTTAAATGAATATTCCGGGCGTTATTCGATAATGAGTGAGGATTTTTATGTCCCTCAAGATGATTATATACAAAAACAATCGACTCAGAATAATCAAGGAAGAGGTGAAGAAATTGAAGAAAAAGGCCTTGTTAAATTTGAATTTAATCGCATATATGATAATGCAATTCATTCTTATCACAATCTATTAGAATTAGATGTCGCGAGAGAATTAGCTCGCTCTGTGTTGCCAGTAGGCAACTATACTGAAGTTATATGGAAAGTAGATTTAAATAACTTTTTTAAATTTTGCAAGTTAAGAATGGATAGCCACGCCCAAAAAGAAGTTCAAGATTTTGCTAACGCCATGTATGGATTAGTAAAACCTGAATTTCCTCTATGTTGTGAAGCGTACGAAGATTATATTCAAAACTCGGTTACGTTTACGCAAAAAGAAATGGATATCATAAGGGACAATTTAAACGGAAGCTGGATAATGTCTAAGTACGGACTATCGGAGAGAGAATCAACCGAATTTTTAGAGAAAATACGAAAGGAAAATGAATGAACTTACCCACAGAATATCAATCATTTATTCATCTTTCTAGATACGCAAGATGGAAATGGGATCAAGAAAGAAGAGAAACATGGGAAGAAACAATCGGAAGATATTTTGATTTTTTTAAGGAAGACCTAAAAGAAAAATGTAAATATAATCTTCCTGATGAGGATAGAAAGGTATTAGAGGATGCTGTTTTAAATTTAGAAGTTATGCCTTCTATGAGATGTTTGATGACAGCAGGAGAACCTCTTAAAAAAGAAAATGTTGCCGGGTATAATTGTTCATATTTAAAGTGTGATAATCAAAGAACGTTTGATGAAATAATGTATGTTCTAATGAATGGAACTGGAGTAGGTTTTTCAGTTGAAGAACAACATGTAAAACAGATGCCGATAGTTGCAGAAGAATTTTATCCAACAGACACAACTATAATTGTTGCGGATAGTAAATTAGGTTGGTGTAGATCTTATAAAGAATTAATATCATTATTATATCAAGGACTTATTCCTAAATGGGATGTTAGTAAAGTTAGACCTGCCGGAATGCCATTAAAGACATTTGGTGGTCGCGCATCAGGACCGGAACCGCTAGTAGAACTATTTCACTTTGTAACGGATATATTTAAAACGTCTGCCGGAAGAAAACTTAAACCACTTGAATGTCATGATATTATATGTAAAACTGCGGAAGTGGTTGTTGTAGGTGGTGTACGAAGAAGTGCTCTAATTAGTTTAAGTGATCTTAATGATCGAGAAATGAGATTTGCTAAACACGGAGAATGGTGGAAGCGAAATGTACAACGAGCTTTATCGAATAATTCAGTTAACTATAAAGAAAGACCAGACACCGGAACATTTATGAGAGAATGGTTATCTCTTTATGATTCTAAATCCGGTGAACGTGGAATTTATAATGGTGATTCAGCTAGTAGACAAGTCCAGAAACTAAACGAAAGGGAACGCGATGCAGAGACAGGAGATTATATACGAAGACGAGATACCAGAGATGACTTTGGTACAAATCCATGCAGCGAGATCATTTTACGGTCGCGAGAATTCTGCAACTTATCTGAAGTCGTTGTCAGAGGACGGGACACTAGGGAGTCTCTTAAAAGTAAAGTGCGCAATGCAACAATACTTGGAACATTCCAATCTACCCTTACAAACTTCAAATACCTCACTAAAGAATGGGCCCGAAATTGCGAAGAAGAACGACTTTTGGGAGTTTCTCTTACCGGAATAATGGATAATGAATTAACTAATGGTAAAAAAGGAAAAGATAAAACAGGTAAACTTTTGGAGGAGCTCCGGAATGTTGCTATTGAAACTAATAAAGAATGGTCAGAAAAACTTGGTGTCCCTCGTAGTGCAGCTATTACTTGTGTTAAGCCTAGCGGCACTGTTAGTCAGCTTGTTGATTCTTCAAGTGGAATTCATGCGCGCCATAATCCCTATTATATTCGCACAGTGAGAGCGGACAATAAAGATCCTTTGTGTCAATTTATGAAGGACGCCGGGTTCCCAAATGAACCAGATGTAACTAAACCACAACATACTACAGTATTTTCTTTTCCACAAAAAAGTCCAAAGAGTGCGGTATGTCGACAAGACATGACGGCTATGGAACAATTGGAATTATGGAAGATATATCAAGATCATTGGTGTGAGCATAAACCTTCCGTTACAGTATCTGTTAAAGAAGAAGAATGGATGACAGTTGGATCGTGGGTATATGATAACTTTGATTCAATTAGTGGTATTTCATTTTTACCTTTTAGTGAACATACGTATAAACAAGCACCTTATCAGGATTGCGAAGAAAAAGAATATAAAGAACTGTTAACTAAAATGCCAAAAAATGTAGTATGGGATAAATTAGGAGATTATGAAAAAGAGGACCACACTGCTGGAGCACAAACTGCAGCATGCGCGGCTCCTGGTGGATGTGAGGTTGTAGATTTAATTTAATTTTTTCGTTGAAATTTGTTTAATAATGATATATAATAGGGATTATATGAAAACAGCATTTGAAAAATATGTTGATGATTGTGTTGTTGTTATAGAAAAACACACAGAATCGTTAGGTGTTACCGCAATTCAAGAATTGTGGAAAGAAATAGAAAATGCTCCGGAGTTTACTGGTAAACTTTGGATTGAAGACATTTTAGATAAAAAATATAAGGAAAAATTCGGTCACGAAGGTGAAATGAATTTTGTATATGATTGATTATGATAGTATTTTTAGATATGGATGGTGTTCTATCAGATTTTGATGGATCCATTATCAAACAATGTGGGAGTAAACAGGAATGGGCAGATGATTGGAGCAAATTGCCTTCTAATTTTTTTGAAACTCTACCCAAATTACCTGACGCCGATTTATTAGTTGATTATGTTAAAGGATTATTTGATATTCACATCCTTACAGCTATTCCCAAAAGAGGTCAATTTGATGGCGCACGCGTTCAAAAATATAAATGGTGTTTAAACCATTTAAAAATATACCCTTCGAAAATTCATGTTTGTTTTTGGGAAGAGAAGCAATATTTCGCAGTCGAAGAAAATTTATCACCAAATCTTTTAATTGATGATAATGTGAATAATATAGAAGCCTTTAGGGCTAAAGGTGGAATTGCAATTCAACATACTTCCGCAGAGAATAGTATAAAAGAATTACAACAGTTAGGATTTTAATTGGTTTGCGCAGGCATTGATTATTCAACACTCAGCCCATGTATTTGTGTATTTAAAAAAGATGGAACAATTACTCCTTCTAATTGTACTTTTAGTTTTTTTGCTTTGGATAAGTGGAGGCCTCGGTGGTCCGCCCTTCAAAATGTAAATGCTTATAAATTCCCGAAAGAATTAAAAGATATAGATAGATATGATTACTTAGCGGAATGGACAGTAGAACAATTACGTTGGTATACGGGCAGAGTGGAGAAAGCTATATTAGAAGATTATTCATTTGGTTCAACCGGCAGAGTTTTTCATATAGCGGAAAACGCTGGCATTTTAAAACATGTTTTAAAAGCTAATAAATTCCAATATGAAACTATTGCGCCAACTAGTATCAAGAAATTCGCTACAGGTAAGGGAAATTCGAACAAAGAAGCAATGTTAGAAGCTTGGAAAAATGAACCGGGCACATTCGATCTAGTTCAAGAAACTGGTAACCCGGCTGGTGATATAGTTGATTCCTACTTCCTTTGTAAATATGGAGTTACTCAGTGAATATATTAATATCTCGAGTATGTTTAGTAATTTTCTCAATTTGTGCTTCTAGAATCTCTCGCCTATTAGGCCAATATATGTATTCGTTAGTTGAAGACTTTGCTAAGTTGTT